ATGGTTTCGTGAGGATCTGATTGGCAATTTCAACCGCAGCCAGATGGCGCATAATATCGAATACACCATGGCCGACGGCACCACGGTGCAGACCGAGGTGCTGTTTCGCGCACTGGACAAGCCGAGCGATGTCAAGAAACTGCTGTCGCTGGAAATAACAGGAGCCTGGGTCAACGAGGCGCGGGAGGTTCCGAAAGGCGTGATAGACGCGCTTGCCGACCGCACCGGCCGGTTCCCCGCCGTCCGTGACGGCGGCTGCACATGGCGCGGCGTGTTTATGGACACCAACCCGCCGGACGATGATCACTGGTGGTACAGGATGGCCGAGGAGGAAAGGCCGGCAGGATGGAGCTTTTACACCCAGCCACCGGGCATTTTTGAAATTGGAAACCGCCATTACGTTATTAACCCTAAAGCCGAAAACCTAGAAAATCTGGAAAACGGCTACTACCAGACACGCTGGGCAGGGAAAAAACGCGATTACGTTCTTGTCCATTACGGCAATCAGTATGGATTTGTTCAGGAAGGCAAACCGGTGTATTCCGAGTATGTGGACACCGTACACTGTTCGCAGGATATTATTGAGCCGATCCGCGGTCGAAAACTTTATGTCGGTATCGATTTTGGTTTGACGCCGGCGGCGACTTTCGCCCAGATGGATGTACTTGGGCGCTGGAATGTCATTGATGAAGTGGTTACCGAGGATATGGGTGCCATGCGTTTTGCCGACGTTCTCGGACCCAAGCTGAGAGGCGAGTACAAGGATTACGAGGTTGAGATTTATGGCGACCCGGCAGGCGATGACCGGGCGCAGACCGACGAGCGGACACCGATCAGTATTCTGCAGAGCCGAGGTGTGCCGGCCATGCCGGCGCCATCTAACGATCCGGTCATGCGCCACGCGGCACTCGAAGGTCCGCTACAGCGCATGATAGACGGCAAGCCGGGATTTATGATTTCGCCGAGGTGCAAGATTACGCGCAAAGGTCTGGCGGGCGGCTACCATTACAAGCGCGTGGAAGTAAAAGGCGAGGAGCGTTTTCAGGACAAACCACTGAAAAACAAATTTTCGCATCCCGTGGAAAGTCTCGAATACCTGCTGCTTGGGGCCGGTGAGGGTGATAACATAATTCCAAGCGGCCTTGGGTGGGATGAGGCCGTGAACGCACCTGATATACCAATGGTTTAGGAACAGGAATGCCGAATACTAAAATCAACGGCCACGGAAGCCAGCCACTCAGTCCTGGCGCCGCTGAAGCCAATGAGGATTATTACAAAAGCTCGCCGGAAGCGATGCTCCGTTCGGCGCTGGCTTCGATCGAAAAAGGTGATGTACTGTGTTCCAAGCTGTATATCGCCATGGAAGTACTGAACCCGAATGATCTTCGTGAGGTTGCTTATTCGGCATATCGTTCCGGGGCTACGACACTCGAGCACATTGGTCTGCTTGAAATGCACAAGTCCCTTATTCTCGATGAAAGGACTGGATAGTGGAAAACTTTAATCTCAGTGAAATGATACCGTGGGCTGATTTCAATACCGCCATGCGTCAGGCAAAGTCCATAAAGATCACGGTTGGCGGCAGAGATGTCGGCGCGGATTGCGAGTTCGGTCTTGACGATGAAGATAATCTGACGATTGCCTGCGCGGCGTTGAAAGAAAACAAAAAGGACAGGAAGTCAAAATAATGGCAACTGATGCTCTGACACAGTACCTGATGGAAACCGGCCGCGACGAAAATCTGCCGTCGTTTCCCGATCCGGATGTGGCCGGCGGCGTGTACGATGCACATCGCAACCGGTTTGGCAGCATGTCGTTCGATGAACTGGTGAATAAAAATCGTAGCCCGTTTATGAGTGGCGTACGACAATTCACTAAAGGCCCGTTAGCAACGGTGAAGGATCCGACGGCGACGTCGGTTGCCGCCAATTTGGCGCAACTAGGTTTGCTGGGCACAACTGCGGGTTTAGGTTTAGGGTTAGGTCGTGCAGCTGTAGGTCATGCTATTAGCGCAGACGATCAACGGAGACACCGTGAACTGATGAGACGTCAAGGGGTTCCCGTCAGCGGAGGCTACAATGCGCCCCGTCTTAATCCGCTGACTCAAAGTCCGCTAAACACAGTCCCCGACCCCGGCCATCCGTGGTTTCCTCACCGCGTCCCCGGCGGGTGGACGACAAATGTGTCGCCCGCTCCTCCGGGTCCGTATGGTGCTTACGATCCATCCGGAATGCTACCGCAATTGGGGTCTTTGCCAACATACGGACATCAAATACAAGCGCTAGTACCTACACCATCCCCCGGCGTCCCCGGCGGGTGGGAGCCAAATGCGGACACTGGTGCGGACTATGGTGAGGATCCCTTCGGTGGAACCACCGATGATCGTTACGGCCCCGGAGGAGCATTTTAATCTCTAAAGGAGATGATTAATGAATTTCGGACATTTAACGAAGATGATTAACGGAGGAGCCGCTGGTGGGGCGGCTTCGATGCTGATGGAGTTTATGGGTTCAAAGGGACTGAGCCCCGCTATTAGCATGGGAGAAAACACCAGTGTCAGCTTGAACAGCGTCATTATTATCGCAGTCGTCGGGCTTGCTGTGTACTGGTCGAGAAACGGCAGAAAAGCCGAAGACTGATTAAGGAGATAAGTTATGGACGAACCAAACACAGGTACGGTTCAGCGCAACGGCATTGCTATTATGCAGCTTTGGCGCGAGATGGCCGATATGCAAAAGAAACTTGATATTTTAATCAGCGCCCTGGAAACAGAAGACAGCATTGACGCGGCAGCCGCGCGGCCGGCTCCGATTGAATCTTTTGAAAACCCAGCGACGGTAGGATAAGCATATGGCTCAGATGCAGGACGAAGCCTTACAGGCAATTGTCCATGCAGAAATAACCGCTGCTTCCGGTACAACCGGAGATGAGCTGACAATCTCGCGCGCCCAGGCAATGGATTATTATCTGAGCAAAAAGTTCGGTAACGAACTCGAAGGATTTAGTCAGGTCGTTTCGTCGGACGTGCAGGATACGATCGAATCGATCATGCCGGATCTCATGGAAGTATTTGCAAGCGGCGATAATTTTGTCAATTTTAAGCCGCGTCGCCCCAATGACGAAATGTTTGCACGGCAGGCGACCGACTACGTTAATTACATCTGGTACGAGGACAATAACGGCTTCATTAATTTGCATGACGCTTTTAAAGATGCGCTGTTGCAGAAGACCGGCATCTGGAAGGTCGTCTGGGATGACTCTCAGGTCATTAACAACATGAAACTTGCGGACGTTACCAGCGAGCGCGCTGAGATGTATCTGAACGATCCGCAGATTGAAATTATTGAATCCACCGAAATCACGGAAGGCCGTGACGCCCTGTTGGAAACAACCGACGGCAGGCTCTGGGATCTCACTCTGCGCCGTGTTGATGATGACGGACGCTGCAAGGTAATGGTAATACCTCCGGAGAATTTTTTGATTTCCCGGCGTCAGCCAACGCTCGATGATGCACCGTTTACCGCTCATCGCGAAAAATACACGGTTTCTGAACTGATTCTCCAGGGTCACGACGAAGAACTTGTAAAGTCTTTGCCTTCAGACGATGAGCATATTTACAACGAGGAATATCAGGCACGGTTCGATCAGGATGAGGCGTGGCCGGATGAAGACCGACATCTTGACCCGACCATGCGCGAAGTCTGGGTCCACGAATGCTACCTTCTTGTCGACTACGACGGCGATGGTGTTGCAGAAATGCGACAGGTTACGGTGGCGGGTGGACAATACGTTATTCTTTCCAATGAACCCGTAGAGGAGCACCCATTCGCCTATATCACACCGATCAAGATGCCCCACAAATTTTACGGGCGCTCGATCGCGGATCTTGTGATGGAAATACAGGCAATAAAATCAACAGTCTGGCGGCAGTTGCTGGATAACATGTACCGGGTAAACAATGCGCGCACAGCTTACCATGACGGTTTGGTCAGCCTTGATGACCTAAATTCAATGAAACCGGGACAGAATGTCCGCACCAAGGGGCCGCCATCAGAGCTTATGATGCCGATGACGACACAGTCTCTCGGCCAGTATGCTTATCCATTACTGGAATATCTTGACACAATTCGTGAAACACGCACCGGCCAGACACGGCACAACCAGGGCTTACAGGCCGACAGTCTGAATAAAACCGCAGCCGGGATGAATATGCTGCTCGGCCGCGGGCAGCGCCGCGTTATGATGATTGCACGGCTTTTTGCAGAAATCGGCCTGCGGCCGGCTTATATGAAAACGCTGCGCTGCGTCATACGCCATCAGCAGAAAACGCGTGTTATCAGACTGCGGGATGAATGGGTACAGATAGACCCTGCCGAATGGGACATTGAAATGGATGTCATGGTGCAGGCAGGGCTTGGACACGGCACACAGGAACAGCGCGCAATGCAGACGCGCGGTATTATGGAAGTTCAGAAAGAAATCGCGGCAGCGCAGGGCGGGCTTGACGGGCCGATTATCACCTGGGATAAGATTCACGCGGTTTTCAAGGAATTTGTTCATCAGGTAGGTTATCGACAGCATGAACGGTTTATGGACGATCCCGTAAATGCAAAGCCGCAACAGCCGCGTCCGGATCCGGAAATGATGAAAATGCAGGCGGAAGAAGAACGCAAGCGCATGATGGCGCAGGCGGAAGAGGAGCGAAAACGCATGGTTGCGC